AGAACTAACTGTTTTAGAAGGGGTTCAGCCTACTGAAACTACAACTTCAGAAGCTGTACCAGTTACAACTGTTATAGAAAAAACTGGTACACAAAAGGCTCAAGATATATTAAATTCCGTATCTTCTATTAAGGACCTACCTAACTTAAATTCTGTTAATGGTAACCCATTCACTTTCAAGTTGTTAGATTTAATTAGTTCTGGAGAAGTTACTTCAAAAGAGGTAACTGATATGGTGGAAAAAAGACGTCAAGAACTATCTGAAAACTTAACTATAAATGATATAAAGACAGGAGATATTGTTATCTTTACTGACGGTAGAAAAGGTATAGTAAAATCAATGACTAAAGATGCTATTAAGGTTAAAGTTTTTAATAGTAAATCTAAGAGTTTAGATGTTGTGCCGGCTGCTGAAATATCTAAAAAAATTAAGATGGTAGAAAATGGTAAGATTGCAGCAGTTGAAGAAACTGTGCAAGTAGAGGTTGCTCCTGAAAATAAACCAGAAGTAGAAGCCTCTAAAGATACTGTAGATAGTTTTACATCTGATGCAGCTAGAGTTAAAAATGCTATCAATGATGTAATGGCTAATACAGGAAAAGACAATAGTAATAATATTCAGAATATAATTGACAACTTAGGTTGTAAAACTAAAGGTGCATAATATGGCATGTAGATTATCAGATGATCAAGTAGAATTATTATTTAAAGCGGTACTAGGTAGTATTGTAGCAAGTAAGAATAATGGACAGCCGTATAGTCCTGAAGGGTTTATGCGTGATTTCTATACTATGATATTCAATGCATCAGGAGATAGAGATAATGCTTTAGATTATGTTCAGCATATTCCTAGAATGATTGCATCAGCTTATGGTAGTGAGGAAAATATTGCTGATTACTTAACTGATAGCGGTGTAGATTTTAATGCTCTTAATAAATTAAGAAAAGAGTTTAAGGATATAGAGAATGTAGTATCTTTTTTAGGACTGAATAGTAATGTTAATGAAGTAGTAGAGCAGATTATAGAAGAGAGTAATCCTTCTACACCTGTAATTCCTACAGAAGTTTATACTGAAATTGAGCAAAAGGATGTTGAGTTAAAGAAGCAAGCTTACAAAGCTGGTAATAATTTTACTGCCACTCCAGAAAGTGGCTTAGCTGTATTTAATCAAGAAGCTAAAGAATATGATGGAGCTATAGCTACAGATAATATTCCTGACCCAGATCCTGCTAAGAAGACTTACTATGCTGTAGTGAGAAAGCTTAATGAGTTAATGGATAAATACAACTTTCAAACTGCTGATAACGTTAAATTAAATAACGTTAAAGGTATTTATATGAAGCTTGTAAAAGCTAATACAATAGCTGAAGATGAGTTATATGTATCTGATAGAGCATATATTAATCAGAATGAAGAGAATAAAGCTAAACATAATGCTACAGGATTAGCATTAGTATACACTGATAAGGCTGGAAATATATTATACTTTGATCAAGAAGGTAATGTTACTACCAAAGAAGAAGGTGGTAGATTAGCTTATGGTAAGTTAAGAAATGTTTATACAGATAGAAGTGGTCAACGTTATATACCAAGAGTACAAACAGTTGAAGAATTAATAAGTAAGTCTGATAAGACGGAAGAAGATATTAAAACTATACAAGAGCAGAGAGCTAATGAGATAGATGTATTAGATGCTGCTCGTAGTTTTGTAATTAATAATCCTGGTGAGTCTCTTGTGTTTTCAATTACTCCTGGTAGAAGTGGTTATATTAAAGAAGACTTTAGTAAAGCTAGTCCCATCTCTTCTATACAATTAGAAAAAGGATTTAACCCATGGGTATCTAAGCAAACTTCTGGTGTAGTTGTTTCTGGTGGTGTATATTTTAATGTACCAGGTTATGACTATCCAGTTCTTATTCAAAGACCAAAGTTTGGTGATATAACTAACCTAGCTGAAAACTTAGGTGAGTTATTATTTAATGATACTACACAATCTAATATTGATAAGATTAATGTTTTAAAGCAGTTTGTTTTTAGCAATGATACTAAAGTATTTGAGCGTGATGGTAAAGTGTTTGTAAAACAAGGAGAGCAGGAGTTAGACACTACAGATATTGCAGGTCGTGAGACATTTGTAAATAACCTTAAAGAGCAAACAGTTAATGTAAATAAAGATCTTATCGGATCTTTTATGCAGATGCCTGTTAATTTAGATGGTAAGGTGCAGTTGCAGAAAGAACGTTATAATAACTTCTTAAGTGCAAACTTTAACACTTATCTATCTAAGAATGCTGAAGGTAAATTAGTAAGCTTAAATGCTTATAACACTCTTTTCCCAACTACAGAAGTTCAGACTAAACTATTTGGAGAGACTAAAACTACTAAGACAGTTCTTGCTGATGAACTTACTCCTATTGAACAAAACTTTTCAGATGGTCAAGGTGGACGTAAGATGCAATCTAAGTTTGCAGGTAAATCTACTATGGATTTAATTCTTTCTGGAGATAGAACTAGAACTACACGTGCTAATACTGACATACAAAGAATGATGAAAGACTATGGTCTTACTAAAATTGAAGACTTAGTTGGTAAGGTTATTCGTATGACAGATAAAAAAGGTAGAACTGCTTATACTGAAATTACAAAAGTTGTTCCTTTTACAAAAGAATATCAAGATGCTACTTGGCAAAAAGAAGGATGGGAAAAAGGAGTAACAGATAAATTAGTAGGACAATATCCTTACGCTATAGAATTTAAAATAGTTAGTTTAGAAAAACAATATACAGCTCCTGTAAGTTTAACAGAAACTACTCCTACAGATAATTCTATAGATGAGTTTAAAAGTTTATTAGATAGTAAAGACTTTTCTTTAAAGAAATCCTTATTATTATCTAGTGAAGCTACTAAAGAACAAATTGATTTAGCTGAGCAGTGGTTTAAAAACAGTCCTCTTTCAAAGTTTGTAGAACTTCAGACTTTATTTAACATAGTTAATAGTAATGCTGTTGGTGAATGGACAACCTCAGGTATTGTTTTATATGCTGGATCTAACTTTACTGATGTTTATCATGAAGCTTTCCATGCGTTTACTCAGATGTTTTTAACTAAACAACAAAAGGTTGAATTGTATTCTGAAGCTAGAAAGTTAGCTGGTAGTTTTACTACTGCTGATGGTAGAACAGTTAAGTTTAATGCTGCTACTGATTTACAGTTAGAAGAGTTTATGGCTGAAGACTTCCGTAAATACGCTATGGCTAATGGTAACTATGTAGTAAACGGTAAGCCTGCTCGTAATACTATTTTTAGACGTATATGGAATTTCTTAAAGCAAGTGTTTAAAGGAGCTAGTTTAAAATCAATTGCTGAAGATGCTTTGGCTACAGAAAGTATACAAGAACTTTATGACAAGTTGTATGTAGGTAATATAAATGACTATACTCCTTCTATTAAGAATGTACAGTTTTCATTACTTAATAAAGGAATACAGAGTCTAGATACAAAAGCTGAAGGATTAAACTATCAAGATTCAATGACTCTTGTAGAAACTATGGATTCTCTAATAGCATCTACATTAAGTTCATATGATAAAAGTGTAGGGATTATATTTACTAATCCTGAATTACTAGGACCATTATATGAAAAGATCAGAAATGATTTTAAAACTATTTTAAATAATACAGAGTTATCAGAGAATGCTAAACGTATTGCTCAATTTGCATTAGATAACTGGGGAGAATTTGAAAAGGTTTCTAGAAATGAACAAGCTGATGGTACATTGGCTTTCCATAAGAAACGTTCTTCCTATCTTACTTTTGAAGATAGATACTCTGAAATGAGTCCTATAGAGATAGAAGAAGCTGAAGATGATGCAGAAGTTAATAAAGCTGAAGAAGAAGATGGTTTAACTCTAACTGAAAAACAACTTGAAGAAAACTTTGGTAAAAATGTTTTTGAAAGAAAAGGTAATGAACTATCTGTTAGAGAATTAGCTAGTAGTGAAAGTGTTTACTTAGTAAAAAGTCTTCCAGCAATTGATTCTAAAACAGGTAAGCCTAAATTAAATAGTTTAGGTGTAGCTAAGTTAGCTGACTTTAATAGAACATGGGGGATTATTATTAATGCTGTTCAAGGAGCTACTTCTGATGTTCAGATGTATAACAAGCTTATAGAAGCATCAGCTAAATATCCTGAGATAAAGTATTTAGTTGATCGTTTAGGTAATCCTATGGATCATGTACAAGCTAAAGATTGGCCTTATCAAAAGATGTGGATCAGTTTTGTACGTGACTTTAGTGTATATCGTGTACCAATTAAAGAAGTTCGTATTATTAATTCAGCTGAAACTGGTGGTTTCCGTATAGAATTTACTGAGGCTAGTCCTACAACTAGACAAGTAGAAGATACGTTTCTTTCACAATTCCAAGGAATTAAGAATAGCAATTTTGTTATAGCTGGAACTCAGGGTAATGAATTAAACATAGATGCAATTCTTAAAGCTTTTCCTTACAATGATCTTTTTGGAAGAGGTACTAAGAATATTATTGATGAAGATAAGGCATTCCAATTCTTAAGAGCAATAGGATTTTATTTAACAGATAATAGAGCTGTTAAACAGAAAGTGTACGATAACTATACTGCTGTATATTATCTATATAAAGGAATTCAAGATCTTAAAAAGTATAATATAAAGACTACTAATCCTATTTCAGCTTTACGTAGTGAAGTAAAGATGGATGGAGAGTCTGTATACAAAGGAGAGTCTAGTAGTGTTTCTAAGATTTTAGAAATAGAAGCTACTGACTCTGGCAAGTATAGTAATAACTCTGTGCAGAATGTTGCAGGAGATAGAGAGTATGACCTATCATTAAACAATACTAGTACAAAGGTGCTATCAGAACTTAATGATAAAGACAAGGACTATAATGAAATGGTTAGTCAACCTCATATGTCTCATTTAGACTATAGAAAGAATCCTTTTGCTAAGTATTCTATCTGGTTAAATAGTTTGTTTCATATTCCTGTAGGTAAAGTATTTGACTTAAGTAATAAGAATAAAAGAAAGACTAGTAAAGCTTCTTATGGAGCTACTAATGTTACTATAAACATTGATAACTTAAACGGTATTAAGAATGTAGTAGAGAATATAGTTGGTGCTCAAAGTGCCTCAACAGGTATTAAGACTTCTCAGCTAGATCCTATTAGTAAGTTTTTAATGGATATTCATACCATGCTAATTCGTGGTGTTATGGAGCTTCCAAGACATGCGTCTAAATCTACTGCTTATGGTATTAGTGTATCTAAAGTAGATACCGAGTTTAATCAGAATGCTAATCATTTATATATTAGTAGTGGTTACTTTGCAGATAAAGTTAAAAGTCATAATGCTACAGTATCTCTTCTTAAGCCAAAGATTGCTGCTGAGATGGAACGTATTGCTATAGTAAAGTCAGGTAAAGCGGCTAATGTTCCAGGATTCAATGAGAGAGGTTTGACGTTTACAATGTTTGATGATATACTATCAGATAGTCTTAAGAATGATTTAATAGCTGTAGCTAATGAAGAAGATTCTTTAAGTATTTTGGATGATCCTAAGTTTGCTGAAAGAATTTCTAATGATATTAATAACTATATTAATAATTTAGTAGACGAGAACTTTGAAAGTTTTGTTACTCTTCCTTATATGTCTGAAGAGATATTATTTGGAGGTAAGGGTATACCATCATTGAGCAACTTAGTTAGAAAAGATACAGGTTTAAATATAGGTAAAGGTAAGGAACAAGAGCTTACTATGATTGCTTTAAGATCATTTACAGTAAATGCTTTAATCCATAATATGGAAGCTGTCTCTGTACTATATGGAGACTTAGCTATGTACAATCATGTTAAAGAAGAATTTCATAAACGTAATGCTGCTATTGGATCTACAGGTAGATCTTTCTCTTCTAGTGAATCTACATCTATGTTTATTAATAATATAGGTAGAGCATACGCTAATAAGATTGGAGCAGCTAAACGATCATTTGATGGTATATTAAATTCTGTAGTATTTAAAGATAACAAAGTAGAGTCAGCTTACTTTGAAGAGTATGTAAATGCTTTAGTAAGTTCTGGTAAATATACAAAAGAGCAGGCTGAAAAGATTTTATCTCCTTATAAAGAAATGACAGAAGGAGATGCTCAAGGATGGATTACATTTGACTCATATAGAATATTATCTCTTTTAGAGGGAGCTTGGTCTGATAAGCAGAACGAGCTATATAATAAGATTGTTAATGATGAAGTTGTAGATCCTGCTGAGATTACTGAATTCTTTCCTACAAAGAAGTTTCAATATGCTGGTCCTCTAAAAACTGAGAAGTTACATATGCAGGCGTTTCATAAGTTTTCATTAGTACCTCTTATTCCATCTATGGTTAAAGGAACTAACATGGAAACTCTTCATGATAATCTAGTTAAACAAGGTGTAGACTACGCATTGTTTGAGTCTGGAAGTAAGATGGCTACTATTACATCTAACGGAAAGCCTGATTCTTTATATGAGAATGATGACTATGCTACTAGATCTGTTAAGTCTTGGAATGAAGGAGAGGCTGAGTACACTAAGAACGGAGTATTTATACAATATTTAAAAGATCAAGTTGATATCCAATCTACTTGGAAGAATAAAACTATATTCTCTACCCAGCTTAGAACGTTGATTATCAATGACTTATTTAAGCAAGGGATACCTATATCTAAAGACTTTGAATTGCTTGTATCTAGATTTGAAAAATTACTTGATACTTTACAAGAAGGCAAGAAAAAAGAATTATTAGAACAGGCAGGTTGGAAAGAGGATGCTAAAGGAAACCTATCTGGAAGTACAGAGAGTCTTATGAACTTTGTACAGAAAGAGTTAGATCGTCAAGGTTTACCTGAACATGATATAGACTTTATTAAAAACTTTGGTTTACAAAGTGACTTAAGCTTCAGTCTTAATGCTGAGAAGATAGAAAAGTTATTAAACTCTATTGTAGTAAAACGATTGGTTCGTCAGAAGATGAACGGTGAGCAATTGGTTCAAGTATCAGGTGCTGGTTTTGAATCAGGATTTAAAAATCCTACAGAAGATCAATTAGCTAGATATGGTACTAATGACTTACCTACTTACCGTCCAGGTAAAGGTAAAAATGGATCTACCTCTGCTATGAAAGTAAAAATAGCAATGAAGGGTGATTACTACAAACTTCTTGAACTTAAGCATACTGATGGCAAAAAGATTGGTACAATAGAGCGTTTGAATGAAGTGCTTAAGAAAGATGAGTGGTTAGATAAAAATGATAACCGTAAGCTTATTACTATGGTAGGTGTACGTATTCCTGTGCAAGGATTTAACTCTATGGAGTTCATGGAAGTCTATGAGTTTCTTCCTGAAGAAGCAGGGTCTATTATTGTACCTCCAACTGAAATTGTAGCTAAGTCAGGATCTGACTTTGATATTGATAAGTTAACTATTTTCCAACCTAATTATAAATATGATAATGAAGAAGCTACTTATGCAACTGGTAAGGGTGTTAAAGCTGTTGAAAATCAAATAATTGAAACTATTCGTCAGATCTTAGAACACCCTGATAACTTTGATGCTCTTATCCGTCCTAACGATACAGATATTGTTAAAGGTGTAGCTGATGAGTTATCTATTGAAAACATTCAAGGGTATAATCCTTTAGCTAATAAGACTAAAGAACAAGGTTCTAAGATTAGTCCTACTCGTACTTTAGAACCTAGATACAACTTATATAAACATGAGTCTAATAACATCGGTAAGAGAACGTTAGGTATTGGTGCTGTAGATAATAAATACTCTTCTATTTTTAAAAGAGTAGGAGCTAGACTTGAAAAGCAGTATACCCACTATCCTATAGATCCTATTACTAAAGAATATAAAGTAAAGAACGGAAAGGTTGTTACTGAAATGCGTCCTATTAATATCCGTATGAAACATAACACTGTTACTAAGGATGGTAAGAGCTACATATCTTTATCAGATGTTGAAACTGTAACAGGAGATAAGATCTCTGACTTAATTTCTCAATTGATGAACGGATGGGTAGACATTGAAAAAGATGCTTGGATCTTTAACATTAATGGTAACAATGTTGCCGGACCAGTTTTGCTATTTTTACTAGAAACTGGTGTAGACTTTAAAACAGCTGCTTACTTTGTATCACAACCTTTAGTTATTAAATATATTAAAGATAGAGCCAAACGTAATAGTCCTTTCTATGAAGCTGCTGGTAATGAAGCCAGTAAAGGAAAGGGGTATGATAAATTTAATGTAAGAAAAGAATTTATTATTCGTAATTTCTATGATGACTTAACTATAGATAAAAAGACAGGTCGTGCAAGAGAAACTGAAACTGGAGAGATTATTGTAAGTAATGTTGATATTTACAGAATTATTAATAAGTATAACGATAAAAAAGAATATACTACTGAAGAATTACTAAATAACATTAAAGACAAGAATACAGAATCTGATATATCTAAGGCTACTTTGTTACACTTTATTGAATTAGAAGATTTAATGGCTAAACTAACTAATATTAAATTAACAGTTAACTTAGACACAGCTCCTTCTAAATCATTGTTTTCTGCTCAAGAAAGACTTAGTAAAATATCTAAGTTAAATATTGTAGATGCAGTGCCTTCTGACTTAGTTACAAACATATTATATGATTCTCCTATCAAGTCGTTCCTTGTACAAGCCTTTCAGTTAAAATTATGGAAGCCATTAATGAAACTTAGAGGAGATGAAACTGTAAACAATTATTTAATTAATAAGATTAATACAAATAAGTATAAGAAGACATTTGAGGATGCTGAGAAATATGTAGCAGCATTTAAAAATGATATACCTATGTATTTAATGCAGAATTATATTAAAGGTATAGATCTAAAGAACATAAAAGAGTATAAAGGATTACTTATAAATAAGAGTATTCCTATTGAAAAGGTTCAAATTAAATATGGAGCGTTTGTAAAAGATGGTGTAATGTATGTTGATCCTCAACAGATTGCATTAGACTTTGATCAAAAAGAGTATGCAGGAAAAGGGTATGAGTCTTTACAATTAGCTAAAACTGATATAGGAGCCTTTCAAATGGGACCTAAGAGAAGTCAGAACTTACAAGAGTATACTCACTTTGTATTAGAGAGAGAATACTTAAGATCTGTAATTCCAATGAAAGAAAAGCAAAGTAGAGAGGAGTATGAACAAATACTAGCTGACCGTGCTTTAGAAAGAACTTTTAACTTCTATACTATTCTTAAGTCTAAGAACAGTATTGCTGATGATTTCTTGAATATAAAAAGAGTTTATTCTGAGTTAGAAGAGGAATACATGCTTATGGATCAAATTAGTTTTATTGGTGAGGGAGGTAAGAATAAGGGTAGAAAACTTAGAACATTAAAGTTAAAGTCTGATAGACTTGATTCAGAAATTATTAATGTCTTGCACGAAAACCTAGTAAGATTATCTGATGTTGGAACATTGAAAGTTGCAGACAAGACCAGGAATCTAGAGATATCTAAATTTTTTAGTAGATTAATAATAGCTGAGTACTTAAGAGCTGGTATAAATAAGTCAGGAAGTACACTATCTTCTATACTACCTACAGAAACTCTAATGAAATTACTAGAGGAGCCAATGAAGAATGTATCAGAAAAAGGTATCTCTCAAGAGTTTTTAGATAAGTATTCTGATATGTTTGATTCTAACTGGAGTTCTAATTCTAGTAGCAGTCGTTTAAGATATAGGAACTATATTCAGTATACAGAGACTACAGAAGAAACAGTTGTTAGAAATATGGAAGAGGGTCAATCTGATTTTAGAGAAGCTGGTAAAGCTACTGTGTATGATAACCCAAGAACTAATTCTGAGATAAAAGCTTTTGAAACTGTTATTAATAGTAATAAAGAAAGTATATTTGTATATCCTACTAACCAAGATGGTATTGCTGAGGTGTTAACTGCTCCTTATAAGACTGCTGGAAATAGCGTTGGTATACCTATCAAACAGAAAGGTGGTTCACAATCTTGGTCAGATGAGACTTATGATAATAATATAGCTCTTATAAATCAAGCTTTAGAAGTTATTGATAATCATTTAGGTAATGGTGCAAAAGTTGTATTTCCTTCTTCAGGATTGACTACAATACTAGGTAAAGATGATGCTCAAATTGATGTATTAAAAGATAAGGCTCCTAGAACTTATACATATTTAGTATCTGAGCTTTATAAAAAGTATGGATATGTAAACCCAGGAGCAGAGTCAAATTTAGGCTTTAGAAAAGAGTTCCAATCTAGTCAGCCTATAACTGATGAAGAGATAGAAAGTATCATAGAACAAAAAGTAGAAGAATCTAAAAACTGTAATTCATAACATATGGCTTGTAGCATAATTCGTAATAAAGAAACTAATGACATTGAAAAGGTGTTGGCTCCTAATGGTAAGGAGTCAATCCTCTATAAAGATATTTTAGCTATTCAGCCTAATACTGAAAAGGCTTTAAGATATTGGGCTCAGCCATATACTCAAACTTTTAAAGATAAGTATGGTTATTGGGAAGTAATGGATTCTGATTTAGAAAAGGACTCCAATGGAGAACCATCTATTAAATATATTGTAGGTCTAGATACTAAGGTAGATGAGACTAATCCTATATTTTCAGAAGCTGATCAAAAGATAGACATTGGTAACACTGCAGCAGTTGCATTAGCTAACCAATTAGCTACTACCTTTGGTATACCTTATAGTGTCATCAATGCTCAGGATGCTAGAAAGTTAACAAGAGATACAACTAATCCTTGGACTGGAGAGGCTGCTTTCTTTTTTAACGGTAAGGTGTATTTATTAGATGGAAGATTTACTGCAGATAATGTTTTGCATGAGTATGCTCACCCTTTAGCTGCATCTATCTTTATAGAAAACCCTACATTGTTTAATAAGATATATAGTGACTTATCTGCTACAGTTGAGGGAGAAAGCATTATATCTGATGTAAGAAATCTCTATCCTGATTTAGAAGATACATCTTCTCAATTTAGACAAGAGGTATTAGTAAGGGCCTTAGCTGCTAATAATGCTGCTGAACAAACAAGTAAAGGTTTTAAAGACTTTATTAATAAGTTATTATTTGCCTTTAAGCAAATGTTACGTAAAGCTTTTGGTACAGCAGTTAAAGTAGAAAAGTTATCAGCTAATACTAGTCTATCTCAGTTAGCAGATATGCTTAGATCAGATAAGTTTGATATAAATACCGAGGTGATTAGTCAGCAAGACTATGTAGACTATGTGCGTGATATTACTAATTTTACTAATGAGCTAGAGAACGTAGAATACTTAGCTATATCTGAAACTGTACAACGTTTCTATGATGTAGTTACTAACCATATAAGACGTATTAAAGAAAATAAGAACTACTCTGAAGCTAGAAAGTTCTTAGTTGATGAAACAGGAAGAGGTCAGTTACAAGAGTTAAAGTCTACATTAGATAATACAGAAATTAATGAAGAGCTTCAGAAGATATTTGATCAGTTTACAATAAGACAAAAGACTACTCAAAACTTTGTACACTCTATACTTCGTTTAGATAAATTAACTGTTAGTATAAGTAATCATATTGATCAGTTAGCTACTCAAGGTGAAAGTAAAGAAGTTATTAGTAATTTATTTTACTATGACTTGCTATTACGTAACTGGAGTAATTTTATAGATGAGACTAATAATAGATTGGCTGCCAATGGTTTACCTACAAATTCTGAGTTTGGAAGAATTGTTGCCGGCTTGAAATATACTATAGATACTACTACAAAGAAGGTGCATAAGATATATGCAAATAATGTAGATAGTGTATTATTTGAAAGCTTAACCCCTTTAGCTGAAGGTATTGACAAACACTTCTCTGATGAGATTGAAAGATTAAAAGCTATATCTGGATCTGATCAAAAGGTTAAAGATATGCAGCAGAAGTGGGACTCTATGAGACTTACTAAGAAAAAGATCAATGATCTTATTACTGGTAGAGCCGGAGATACTAATGCTTATTCAGCTTTCTTAGAAGCTTATACTAATTCTCCTGATCCTGTTATTGGTGGATTTGCAATGTTCTTAAAGAACGCTTACAATGATGTTGATTCTCAGACTCAGATTAATATGAATGACTTCCTTCGTGAAATGGAGCCATTATTAAAAGCTGCTGGATATAATCGTAGTAACTATACAGAACTAATGAAAACATTAGTCACTGTAGAAAAGGTTCCATTCTTGAATGAAAAAGGAGAGTTTGAGACTAAAGATGTTTGGTCATTTACAGATAGATTTAAAGACGCTTCATTAGAAACATCTCGTTTAAAGTATGAGTATGATGCTGCTTTACAGAAAGGTGATGAGGTTTTAGCTGATCAGATCCTTAAAGATTTGAGAAAGCATAGAAGAGATTACTTTCATCAAGAGTATGTTAATGAATATTATGAAAGGGAAAAGATCTATGAGTCAGAATTAGGAAAGGAAGCTTATAGAAGAAAGCAGATTATCATAAATACAGTTAAGGAACTAGATGGTCAAAACTATGATGAGAACTTCTATGATGAAGTCTCTGAACAGAAGAAACTTTTATGGAGACAATACTCTCAATTAGCTTCTTTAACAGATGCTGAAGGTAATCCTAAAACAGGAGAGGAGTTAGAAATTGCTAAAATAGAACGTCAGTATAGAAAAGAGTCTAGAGAGTTTTTTGAATGGGTTCCTACTCCAGGATTGTTTGAGTCTAGCTTAAGAAGAATGGAACAAACTCTTGTAGATGATGGTATTGCTGCAGGATCTCCTGAATTTATAGAGGCACGTGATAAATGGATTAAGAATAATACAGTTGTAGCTTACACTCAACAGTTCTTTGATGAGAGAAACAAAGTGTTAAATCAACTTAGAGCATTTATGGAATCTCTTCCTCAACAGACTAGAGACATGATTGACTCTTCTACAGAAATGGAGGAGATGCTAGATATGGCTACTGGATTCAGAGATCAAGATGGTCAGATCATTGGAACAGATATTACTCAGAAGAGTAAAGATAAAGCTAAGACTTTACAGGAAAAGATTAATGAGAAAAAGAAATCGTTATATAGTGGTTTAAGTAAAGCTGAAACTGAAGAGTTATCAGATTTGTTTAACAAAAAAGATCAAAGTATAAACACTAGATTATCTCCTGAGGATTCTGCTAGGATGAACGAGCTAGTAAATAAAGGTATTACGATTAAGTTAAACTTAATGCAGAAAGCTGAGTTAAACCGTATTTACCAAAAGCTTGGTGAACTACAATCTAAAGAAGCTACTGATTATTATGTAGATATAGCTAATAACTGGATGGAAAAGTTAGATCTTCCTTTGCTAGATAATGAAACTGTTCAAGGTCTTTTACAACCTAACTCTTATGTTACATTATTTAATGAGAGTGCTGAATATGAAGCTTGGTTTAAAGCTAACCACGTATCTAAGGAAGTATTTGATGCTGAGTTAGGAACTACTAAGACAGTATATGAGCGTATATTTATATGGAATAGAACTCGTCCTAATGACCCTGATTCATTTGAGACTATTACATTAGCTGATGGAGAAAAGATATTAGGTAAGCCTAACCTATCTTACTTCTATAGATCAGTTAAGAAAGATTATAGAACTCAAAAAGAAGTGGGTGTAACTGTAGACAATAAAGGTAACTGGTTACCTAAAACTGTAGCAGAAGGAGCGGTTGATGATAAATATATCAATCCTGCTTATGAGAAATTAAGAAGGGAAAGACCTGCTGCTTTTGCTGTACTAGAAAAAATGAAACAGTTCCATCTTAAGTTCCAAGAAGGTTTACCTAGAGAGAGTAGATTATATCTACAGATTCCTAGATACCGTAAACCTAGACTAGAATACTTGCAAGGAACTAGTACAGATAAAGAAGCTAGTAAAGCTAAAGAGTGGATGAGAGGTGTTAAACAAATGTTCTTTAAAGCTAATGATGACTATGAAGATGGTTTAAACTTTAATCCTGAGCAGTTGGTTTATACTAATATGTTTGATGAAGAGATTAAGAAAGTACCTATTACAGGTCTTTACAATCTAGAGTTGGATCAAGTTAGTATGAATATTGGTGACTCTATGCTTAAGTATATGCACTCAGGTTTAAGACAGAAGAAGCTGGTTGAGCTTAATCCATTTGCTCAAGCACTTAAAACTTCTATAGCTGATCCTGACAATGCTGTAAAAGACATGAGTAAGATTAATAAGTGGATGTTCCAGAAGACTGGACGTGTATCTTATTTAACTAAGAAAGGTGAGTCTGTAAGAGCAAGTGCTATACAGAGATTATATGAGCGTGAGTTTGAAGGTGTTAACCAAGCCGGTTGGTTTGCTAACAGTCCTGCACTACTTAAGTTCCAAAGTCAAGTGATGAGTTTAGCTAGCTTTGGTTTCTTCTCATTTAATGTATTACCATCTGCATTAAAAAACAGAATGGGAGCAGTTGTTCAATTAAGTATTGAAGCAGCCGGATCTAAGTATATAAACTATCAAAGTTACTTACTAGGAAAACCTAGAGCTGTTAAGATGATATTAGCACATAGTGCTCAATTATACAAGACTGGTAATAGATCATTAGATGCTCAGCTTATACAAGTATTTGATCCAGGACAGGGTATGTTTGATAAAACTTTAGGTGAGCAGTTTGGTAGATCTTTTGCATCTGATACTGCTAGCTTAAGCTTTTTCATGTCTCCACGTAAGTTCTTAGAGGTAGAAGCTACTATGGAAATGTTTTCTGGAATGATGCATCATATTAAGGTAGAACAAACTTTAAATGGTCAAACTAAGAATATTAGATACATTGATGCTTGGGAAGTAGTTAATGGTCAGATCACGTTAAAAGAAGGTATAGATAAGAAATACGATCTTGGAGGAGAAGATTTTAATAGAATTAAGAACACTATGCATGAAGTATCTAACAGATTGCAAGGTACTTATTCTAGAATGGATCAGCCTGAAGCTCAGCGTTATGCTGCCTTTAGACTAGTAGCATTCTTAAAGAAATTCTTTACCTCTATGCTTATGAATAGAGTGGGTGCTACAAGACCTAGTGCAGCTTTAGGAACAGTTACTACAGGATATTATACTTCTGTATTACAAACTGCTAGAGACTTCTTTAAATATGGTGTAGGTAACTATAACATGATGAGTCTAGAAGAGAAGAAAAACTTCCTTAAGTTTGTTGCAGACATTGCCCATCAAGTAGTATTATTCTCAATGCTAGGTTTAGTATTTGGATATGATGGTGATGATGAAGACCGTTTTGAAAAGATGAGAAAGCGTAGTGGAGCTCTTAATGAAAAAGACTTTAACTTGAGCGGTTGGTTATTTAACCACGGTATTGTGGTTATGTTAGGTACACTTAACGAGACTCAACAGTTTTCTTCATGGTCTCAAGTAAAAGCTACAGGTAGAAATATTATTATGCCTGATGCTATATATGGTGTTACATTAAAACAACCTATGGATTTCTTAGACCATCTTGTAGGATATATGACTGATGATAAAGGAGCATTCTATAAAAAAGATGCAGGTCCTTATAGCTTCCAAAAACAAGATAGTCCTAAATTTATTAATGATGCAGCTAAGATCTTTGGTATTACCGGATCTCAAATAGACCCGGTAAAAGCTCTTAAAGGTCAAGAGTTCCAAAGAAGAAAGTAACAATTACTTTTTGATATTATGATACCACATGACGTCTAAGGTTAGGAATATAAATCCTACTCTTAGACGGCTAAATGGTACCCATACCTCTTTTGTTCTTTCATACTCACCTTGGTCTACCATTAGACCAAACAGTGTTTCATTCTTACTTAATAATGCTAAGCTTATTTGCATGTTTATTTATTTTCTGTAGTGAATGGCACTCTGCCTATATAACAATCCTCATCCCAGCCCATATGGCGTTTAAAACCATTTAATAGGCTATGTAAATTTGCTGCTCCCACTGGATTATGAGAATGTACTGCACAGCGTCCTAACTTAACGTTATTCTTTTGACAGTATTCTACTAACCAATTGGCACAGTCTATACCTGTTTTCTCTTTATACTCTGTATACTTAGGATGTTGATATCCATGCTGAGCTAGCTGACTAAAATAATCATTAGTATGCTCATCAGCTAAGTCATGGTCAAAGCTTATAAAGTCTGGTATTCCATTCTTAGTTATCCATTCTACAAACTCATCATAGTTTCTAACTACATGCCAAGGGTCATAGTTAGGAAGAGTTTCAGTTGGTGTACGCTGGTCATCTATATAGAGGCAAGTTTTTAACTTTTCCATTTTTGTTTTACTTTAGTAGATATGAATTTATGATTTAAAATAGGTATTTTAAAGTTTGTTATATTTTCTTTTTTACACCATAAATATCCATTATGAGATTTAATAATACCTTTACAACACATTGATATACCACTCCTTTGACAGTTAACTAATAAAGCTGCTTCTTTAATAGATCTAAATTCGTTAAGTATATTTCCACTTAAGTCCATTTGAACAACAGCTTTATATTGAGAATCTGATATTTTATTTTGAGCTTCTATTGATCTCTTATGACCAATATGAGCTAAACTTAATTTTCTTTTAGTTTCTTCAGAAGCTTTTACACCAAGATTACTTGAAGCAATACTTCTTTTATTATAGCCTTTTTTATGATTTGTAGCATTAAGATGGTCTATCCAATATTGTTCTTTTTCAATCATAGTTTCTTTTGTAGTAACTTCTAATTGTTCAAATATAAAATTAGATAGACCATACTTATTATATGATGATTGTAAATGAGCATTAAAATGTTTATTATCTCTAAGAAGTCTTTTGTGAGTATTTAATCTATATTTAATACTTATAGCACTACCAATATAGTACTTATTATTTATTAGATTAGTAATTTTATATACACCACAAATAGGTTTATAAGGCATAATTAGTTCTTTATATAATAAAGATACAAAATTATTTTATATAAAACAAATCAAGATCATCTAAATATAATGCTTTTTTCATAACCAATCTATATTAAGTAATGATTCTTTAGACTGTCTTATAACTAATCTAATACCTTTACATTTAAGTCTTCTAACAGCTCTTTTAAGAATTCTTTTTATGTAAAGATCTTCTATATGCGTAGATGAAAGTCTATTGATTATCTGTTCTTTTTTCATTTAATTTACTTTTAAGTTCTACAAGTTCATTCTGCATAACTACTTGATTGCTAACTAGTTGAGCTATTTCTGAACCTATTTTTTGGTTATTAATTTTTATAGCTTCTTCTAACCAATTAACTCTAGTAATTAAGCTCTTAATAATTTTAGTATGGTTTGTTAAATCTATATAAGAAGAAGTAGATGGACCTATCTGTTTTCCTTCTATTAAGCACTTGTTGTCTACAATAAAATAAGTTGGTATTTCTATATACTCAGTTGAGTGCACTTGTCCATAAGAATCTATATAAGGTAAAGTTATTCCTTGTCTACCTTCTGGACATATACTGGTAGTAAAATAACAAGTATCAGATAACCAAGTTATCATTTCATCGTGCAGAAAGAACCTAGGTTTTTGATCTACCTCTCTTTCTTTTAATATATCAGTTATCATACTAAAAGTTTTTATGCATTAGACTTTCTTGTACACCAGTTTGATTATGATACTTAGAACCAGCTTTCTGATCATAAGTCTCACCAATCTCTCCTTCCACTCTAGCAAATTCTACTTGACAGATTTTCATATCAGGATATATCATGATAGGTCTAGTAGCTACTAGTTCTAATACTAAGCTACCCTCAAAACCTGTGTCTATAAAACCTGCGGTTACATGTATAAATAAACCTAGACGTCCAAGACTAGACTTACCTTCAACCTTAGCACGGATATTATTCTTAACACCTATACGCTCGTTACAAGCATATAAGTAAACTTCTCCTGGTTCTAATAAGAAACCATGCTCGGGTATTACTAAATCAATTGTAGGATTAGGTTTGCGTGGATCAAGTATACCTTGCTGGTACACTTTAAATTGTGGAGCTAGTGTAAGGTCTACACTATTAGGATTAACATGCTTTTCTACCAATGGAGAAATAACAATGTTACCATTCTCAATCTCTTTTAGGATTGTCTTGTCTGATAGTATCATACTGTTGTTGTTTTATTATATTGTTCTTTGTGTGTTTAGGCTCATAAGGACAATGTCTACAGCCATTACCACAGCAGCTTCCCCTTTTTATATGGAAAGCTGCTGTGAATATGACTCTATCATTTTCTAAATAATAATGTGTATTATTATCTATTGGTGTCATATTAATTATTTATTTTCTCTAATTTATAATTACTATTTTCTGTAGTAAACATTATTGTACCGTCCTCTAACTTTTTATAAGACTGGACTAGTGTAGTTTGCCAGTAGTCACCCATACTTCTATAAATAACTAGACCCCTGCCTTTTGCTATTCTTTTATATATTGAGTTACCAGTTAGCTTGTAATTAATCCAAGCTAGCTGTGTACCTTCTTTAACAAGACCATCATTTAACCTTGTTAATCTATATTTACTAGATACTGACATATCTTACAAGTATTTAAGAATAGTTTCTTCATAGAGGAATGGAGGTCTTTCTCCAACCATTCTTTCTACTTCTATTCCATCTTTTACAAAGATTATTGTAGGTACCGCACTAACAGCATTAGCATCACCATGCTGATCAATACTTAAATTCTGCCAAGACAATTGTCTATTATACTTATTTTCTAAGCTTATAAGGGCTGGTGCTACTTTTTGACAGGTAGCACACCAGTCTTCTACAAATGTCTTTACTTCTAAATTACTCATAAGTTTTTTAATATTTTAAAGATTTGCCACCACAATGTAAATGATAGTGTAAATATGGACACCCATACTATTATAAATGTCCAATTATACTTTTTAATTCTATTAAACCATTGCTTCATACTATTCAGTTTGAGTATTCATAAATTCTTCAAACTCTTTAGCAGCTTTAGGATTAGTCTCTTTAAGATGCTCCAAAGTTATTTCATATCTACCATTCTCTACCTCTGTTGCAAAGTTAATTATAGATATACTATCCAACTGAATAGTTACACTATCTAATTGATGTTGCAACACTGATATTTGTTTTACTTGATTCTTTAAATCAAACAGCGTATAGAACAGCATTGCTACTGTTCCTATACTTAATATTGCTGTTATGTACTTTTTCATTTTTTTAACTGTTTCGTTGTTAAGTACTTTTCAGTTTGTTCTATTAATTCTTTATCACCGGGTTTCATAACACCTATTCTACAAGCTACCTCTCTATTTAAGATGGGTGAAAACATTCTACGTTTAGATTCACACTTATGTTGAACTGTTGAATGTCCTACTCCAAGCTTATTAGATGCTTTAGAAAAGGTTTTAAATACTGCTATTAACTCTTTCTTTTCTGGATCATACACTCTAATGCATGTATCCTCATATAAAACTTCTGCTTTGTACATACGCAAATTTACTAATTAATCTGTTATATTATAATACAATTCTCTCACTTTAGCTCCTAATTCTGCATCATTAGAATTATTGTAAACTAAGCTATGTGGTACTAAGAAATGTCTTCTATCAGTACCTTTCATCCAGCATGCATGACATAACTGTCCTGCACCTTCTATATAACCAACTCTCATGTCTACATGGGTCGTATTATCATATGCTGTATCAGCATCACATAAAATACATTTGTCTTTCATATGTTAGATTTTAAATTTGTTACCAAATGATACTAAGCCTAGATCAAAACGTCCATCATATACACAAGCTGCATTAGAAAATGCTGTAGAGGTATGTGCAAAACGAGATATACCTTGGTTAGTTGGCACACCATCCATATTATGGATATGTCCAAAACATACTAACTTAAGAGTATCTTTTAATTGCATGCATCTTTTATAAAGAGCCATGTCTCCACAGAACTCTAATTGACCATGTCTATCAAATGATAAATCTCTAATAGTTTTAGGAGGGCCGTGGACTATTAGTACATCAGTATCTTCTGGTACAGCTTGCCACACATTATGCATTTTATCACGAGCTTTCATAAATGCCCACTGACCAAATGTTGGTGTATAAGGAGAACCATAGAACTTAATCCCATCTATATTTGTAAATCCATCTTCTAAATAGATAAGACCACGTTTTTCAAAGTCTTCCTTAGTTATTCTTTTTCTTTCTATACAGGTATCATGATTACCCGCTACGTATATTTTATACTTTACGGGTACAAGCTCATACCAGTTAAGGAAGTTAACTACTTCCTGCTCATTTCTAAATACATCATAGTAGTTAGAACAGTCTCCACTATGGACTACTACATCAATACCCTTCCAGGTAGAATCTGGAAAGGCATTATGGAATCCATGGGTATCTGAAATGTGTAAAATTTTCATAAATTGTTTGTTTTATATAAATGCTGGTCTTATAAGTAGCACACCTACACTAAAACCAAGTGCAAAAGCTAGTGCAATTAAGGATCTTCCTCTAAATGTTTTTACCTCAATAGTAAAATGGTTCATAGGTAAAGTTAAGAATGGATTAATAAATACCATTGATACCATACCTATCCATTGTTTGTCCATTAAATATCTAAAACTTGCTATTGAATTAGCTTCTAATGCTATTGCTGATATAAATACAATTAATAATTTCCAATAAGGTATTTTATCTTTTACTTTCATATATTAAAATATATATCTAATGTTAACTGGATTAAAAAATTCTGAGTATAAAGATACAAAATCTTTTACCATTTCTCTTTTTAGAGTGTGTTTATATCTAATATTATCAGGAGCATACTGGGAGTCTTTAGACTCTTGAATATCTGGTCTCCATATTAGATCTTGTACAATCTCAGAGTTACGCTGATGCTGCTGTATATTATGTGTAAGGAATATGCATTCACACTTAACATCTATACTTGCATCTTTAAGCTGTTGGAATAATTTACGGTATTCACCTAGCCAGCCATCTGTATAGATGATAGGACTAAAGTTAATATGTACTTCCATATACTGTTGTAGCCTAGGAATTTCAGCTATACGACGAGCTATACTATCTGTACCTGGTTCTAATACATCAGAGTATATCTGAGGCATTAAGCTTACCCGGATACGGTGTTTATCAGGATGGAATACAAACTTTTCATTAGGACGAAACATACTAGGATATTTAGTGGCAAAAGTAGACTTAGCCATTACATGACAGTCAAACCAGTCAAATACCTTTTGCCAATTATAATATTTAGTCATCAAAGCTACATCAGTACTGCAGCCTATATCTATAGTATAATACTTTTCATCACACTGATTAGGAACTTTAGGCCATGGTTTATCTACTAGCCAATCATAAACAGAGTGTAGAATATCATCAGTATTCTTATTAACATATACTTTATCGTGGTTATATCTGCCTACATAGCAGTAGGACTTCATACAGCCACCTAGGCATCCATAGATGAAGTTCGGACTAATAGCGTCCGAGCTTCTTCCATTATCTCTTGTTTTTAGAGTCTTCGTAGACTGTTCTATTATTTGCATAGACCACTTTATTATCTTTAATACTAACCTTTACATAAGGTATTTTAAATCTCTTCCTTTTCTTCAGAGACGTATCCTGCGTCAAGAAATTCTTGTCTAAGTTCTTCATCATTGTCTATTATAAGTTTTACTATTTCAGCATCATGGTCATCCATAGGATAATCATATATACATTGTCTATTTTCAATAAGACTTTTTAAAGTGACTTTACTATCTATTATCATAAGAGCATGATCATTACATGGTATAAAACCATGATTATCAAGTACTTGCTCTTGTGCTGGTGTTAGATTAAGATCTATTCTATTACAAAAAGCATCTATACAGCATTGAGGGTAGCCATAATACTTACCTTTTTCTTTCCAATAATCAATGTCTTCCTGAGTAACTTCAAGAAACTCATTATCATCTAGTTCATAGTTTACACATTGGTCACACATTACAGTATATTTTCTTTTAATAATATTGTCTCTACTGTACCAGTAAGAGCTCTAAGATCAGACACATTAGCTATCTTATAGTCAAACTTCCAATCATCTAATCCAACTTCTGAAGGATGATTATTAATAGGTTTAACACCTGGTCTATCTATACGGATTACTAGACCTCCAGCATCTTTAATAGCTTGGGCTTCATTAGGAAATCTAGTATCTGTAATAATCCAATTAGGAAATTCAGGTTGTTCATCATCATTATAATCTATCTTCTTATAATCTGCCATAAGAGCATTAACCCATGCATTAGTATGTAAGCCATCTCTAATAGCATCAGTACCTAGTCTTTGTAAAAAGTCTCTCACTGACATATTCCATTCAGATCCAAGCATAGTTTTCTTAAAGTCTTGGTCTTCAAACTTCTCTACAGGGATTCCTGTAAATAAATTAGCCATAGTCTTAAGTTTACCTGCCCACTTTTTTATTTCCCATCCAGATGCTTCTTCTAACCACCATTGATGTGTTAGAGGAAAATCTAATACATCTTCTAAAGATACATTACTAGGGATAGTTTGTAGATATTGTATAATAGTACCGACAGTGTCTTTTCCACTGCCGGCATATCCGTTAATTCCTATAATCATATTTCTTCATTTGGGTTTATACCTTGTTCAAGGCAGTTAACAATTCTATCGTGTCCAGCTTTAGCTTCTTCCCATGTACAGTATCTCCACATTTCTTCATCATACTCTCCACCAAAGATCATGGTTTCAAATAATACTGGTTCACCATCTGGGTCCCAGTTGTGATCTAAATGTAAAAACACTGTAGATATTCTTTGATCATTTACAACATTATCTCCTATGTGTTTAATAGGACTACGTAAATCTCCATTCAAAGGATATTCTCCTTCGGGTAGCATTTCTGTAGTATGGTCTTCATTTAACTTATACCATCTCATCGTTATTAGTTTTAGTTTCAGGAAATGGCAAAGAGTCTTTTCTCCACTCTTCTGCCTCTTGTTTATTTTTTACCAGAGTCTTAGTTGACTCTACTCTTTCTTTAAATATCTTTTCTCTTTTCTTTTGACCTAAAGGAGCATCATTACTAGTCATATGATAACCATTACAGTGACAGCAGTAGTAATATCTACACTGTTTTACTTTACCTGCTCTTCTGTTTATTCTTTTACCTGTTGTATCATAATATCTTATGGCTGTCTTGAGACTGTTCATAGCTTCTTTAGCATCTCCAGGTGTTGGAAACCTAGATTTACCAGTAACTTTACACTTCTCTCTTACCATATTTTTTATTTATATGATTTTCTATTAACTCTATTACTTCTTCTATGTCTTCACTACCAAGATCATATAGTTGCTCTGTTAGTAACATTATATAAACTAGATGCTCACTGTCTAATTCTTTCTTTACTTCCATTGCACCAGATGAGCTTGGTAGTAAATCACATAAATGATTAATAGCTATCTTTACTTTCTGTACAGCATTACCTAAAGCGTATTTCTGTTTTTGACTAGTCAAAGCTTTTGCAAAGTCTAGTCTCACTTCAATACACTTTAGATGTTGCAGTACTGCTTTAAATACTGAACCAACGCTGTCTTCCATATAATTTTTATAAAAAGATTACACCACTATCATTAGTTTCTACCAACTCTTCTTCAACTTCTTTTTCAAAGTTTAGTTCTGGTTGTACAAACTTCTTAGTAATTGTATATTGATCTATAAAGAAGTTGTGTAACTTCTGATGATCATTTAAATAACTCATTGGATGTGAATCTTTTAGAGCTAATGTTACATGATTATATAATGTCCAAGCTGAATCAGCGGTAGAATTATAAGTATGACTAGGTGTTTCTAATTCACGCTTAACTATTCCCACTTGAGAAAGAGTTAATATATCTTGTTCAATTAGTAATTGACCTACAATAGCTGCTTGTTGACTCTTAGTTAACGTGATTCCTTTTAGTAGTTCTTTATCTTTAACTAATTGATCATAGAATGTTCTAGCATTAGCAATTTGATGTCTGATTGTATCTGTAGCTTCCTGTAAAGCATTACCTGTATGTTTTCTTGAGTAGTTGGATAAGTTTCCAGATACTACTCCATTCATACATATAAATACCTGAGCACCTACAGCACATTTAAATCTCATCATTTTATTATAGCTGTTTGACCATGCAAACATTAGACCCATATCTGAGTCACTGCCGTGATTTAAATGATATATTCCTTGTGCAACTTGACCATCTAAGTTAGTCTTGTAAATTTCCTTATCTATATGAAAGCCTGCAGATTGCAGTTCTTTTCTAGTTTCGTCTATAACATATCCGTGAGGGATAACTGTATACGTCTTACCATGATTAGGTAAAACAGCAGCTCTAATACGCTGCTCTGTTGTAAATTCTGTTTTTGCTGGCATGTCTTTGTGTTTTAAAATAATGACAATTGTGTGAAAGAGCTAAGTTTAACTTTGTTAATCTGCTCTATTTGCTTGTATATGTTTTCTAAATAATATTCTGTATCTATATCATATGCTTCATAAGACATATTAGGGTCTATCTCATTAGCTATCTTTTGCATCCACTCCCCGGCTTCTACCTGCATCTCTCTACCATCTGGGTGACACTTCATAATTTTAGTTCCTGATTTAGTTACGTAATATCTAACAATCTTTTGTAGTTTATTTGTAACTAATTCACCATTAACTAAACTTCTTTCTTCATAGTACCATCCACCTTTTGCTTTAATCCCTCCACAGTAATCATATACAGATCTATTCTGTGCAAGAAACTCTTCTGGTAATGTTCCATAAACAAAGTATGCATAGACGGCTTTAGGAATAATTAGAAAAGATTTATTCTTATGAAATACTGCCACCTTCTTTTTTTCTAGATCTTCCCACTCATATTTACCTTTTGACTTTACCTTTCCATTCTTATATACAGCCATATAATTATTTACGTCTGCAATAATCATTTTAGAATACTCATCATGTTCTAGGTTAAGCTGAGTGATTTTTTCCCATTTAGCACAGACATCCATATATGTAGAGATTGCTGATGTAGGAATCATCATTTCTAGACCATCGGTATTTTGCATAAGAGGAATACCTTCAGGAATCTCTAGACATAACATCTCATACAACATAGATAACTGTAGCTGACCATTAATAGTAATCTGCATAGTCATCTTAGGATCATATAGGAAGCTGTTCTCATCACCAGTGAGACCGTATGTACTATTTAGAATAATCTTGTATACATAGTTCTTTGGATCTGTCTTAGGTATCTTCTTTCTCTCTTCAAAGAACCACTCATACAGGTCCCCAAACTCTTTCTGAGGTAAGTGTTCTGGATGAAACTTGTTCTTAATAGCTAGATTAGGATAGAATGATGTTACATCTGAAGTCATGATGGTCCATCCCGGATGAGCTTCATATACTCCTGCATCTTTTGCACCGTGGATACCGCCAAGACCATAGTCTGTCTTTACGCCTTTATAATCAAGAGTAAATCTTAACTTGTCTTTAGTAGATGTAACTACCTTTGTTCTAAAATAGTCATGAATCTTTTGAAACTCTGGCGTCTGGAACTTAATATAGGGTAAAATACATTGACCAAGGTAAATCTCATCACGTTTAGTTCTGAGTCTTTTGATTTCTGCTTTATCCCATCCTAGTTTCTTTTCAAGGAAAAATAAGAATAGCTCTTTAGATATGCGGGGCTCTGAAGCAGAATATAGATCTATTCCATATTCATTAGTAAGAGTTTTTCTTAACTCTATCTGTTCTTTAGAATGTTCTAGTATCTTCTTAGTAGATTGTACATCATTGATACAATAAGTAACTATATCCTGTAGTTGTTGATTATTCTCAACAGGCTTACT